AGCAGATCAAGAAATCAATCCAGGAATTTGGGAATAACGACCCGATAGCGATTGACGAGAACAACGTTATTATTGAAGGCCACGGATGCTACAAGGCTTTGCAAGAGTTAGGCTTTGACGAGGTGGAAGTGATTCGTCTATCTCACATGGATGATGAACAGAAACGTGCTTACATCCTCGCTCATAATAAATTGACCATGAACTCTGGGTTTGATATTGAACTTTTGAATTCAGAGCTTGAAAGTATTGTGAATATCGACATGGAAGATTTCGGATTTGACTACCACGAGCCAGAGTCCGAAGTTGAAGAGGACGACTTTGAAGTTGAAGAAACCAAGGATCCAATCGCGAAGCTAGGAGACATCTACCAACTTGGACGGCACCGCTTGATGTGCGGTGATTCTACTGATCCAAACCAGCTTGCGAAATTGGTAGATGGGCAGCAGATTGACTTGATTGTAACAGACCCGCCTTATAACGTAGCCTACGAGGGTGGCACAGAAGAAGCTCTCACGATTATGAATGACAGCATGGATAATGAGTCGTTTAGAAAGTTTTTGAGAGACGCGTTCTTTGCAGCAGACACAGTCCTGCGTGAAGGAGGGGCGTTTTACATCTGGCACGCAGACTTAGAAGGTTACAATTTTAGAGGAGCTTGCTCTGATATCGGTTGGACAGTACGTCAATGTTTAATCTGGAATAAGAACACTCTGGTTTTGGGGCGTCAAGATTATCAGTGGAAGCATGAACCTTGCTTGTATGGTTGGAAAGAGGGGGCAGCACATTACTTTGTGAATGACCGTTCTTTGACTACTATCATTGAAGATGTGGAAGAGTTGAATAAAATGACGAAGGCCGAGCTAATTGAGTATATTGAGCGTATGCAGGCCAACTCTCCTACCACTATCATCAACGAGAATAAACCGACAAGAAATGGCTTGCACCCTACCATGAAGCCGTTGAAACTGATTGAACGGCTGGTTCGGAACTCTAGCAAGAAAGGCTGGAATGTGTTAGATAGCTTTAATGGCTCCGGATCGACTATGATTGTTTGTGAGGATTTAGGACGGACCTATTTTGGCATGGAGCTAGACCCGCGATATGTGGACGCTACAATTCAACGCTGGGAAGAACACACAGGACAGACGGCTGTTAAGTTGAATTAAGAATACTATTTGAAAAGGAAGTGAGGCGATGGCTAATGAGGAAAACTTGATCCCTTTTAATGAACGAACAGAGAAAGAACAGAGGGAAATACAGAGAAAAGGTGGTATCGCCTCCGGAAAAACTCGCAAAAGAAAAGCGAACATGAAAAAGACGCTTGAAGCTCTACTTGTTTCCAAAGTTTCAAATCCTCAGCTCTCTAGAGTACTACAGGATATGGGTTTTGAAGACGATTACGAGTCAGCTCTCCTTTTGGTAGCAATGCAAAAAGCCCTAAAAGGTAGCTCGCGCCACATGGAGTTAATATCTAAAATAGTAAACAGCGAAGGTGCCAAGGATACGCTTGATAAGAAAGAACAGAAAGCACGTATCAAGGCCCTTGAGCTTGAAAACAAACGTAAGGCCCAAGCATTAGATGAAGCGGGAGGTGGTGCTGATGAGTCAATCCTCATCATCGACGATATCCCGAACGACTAAGCCAACTATAAAACTAAGTAAAGAGATCAATCCTAAGTTTTATAAAGTATGGCGGTCAGCAAAGCCTTACAACGTTTTAAAAGGTGGCCGTAACTCTTTCAAGTCTTCAGTCATTGCTCTATTGCTTGTCTTTAAGATGATTCGAGCGATAACGCTGGGGCAGTGCGTAGAGATTATTATTGTCCGTAAAGTCGGTAAAACGATCTTTGATAGTGTCTATAAAAAGATAATCTGGGCGCTTGATAAGTTTGGCATGGCTAATCAGTTCAAGCGGACTAAAAGCCCTTATAAGATCGTACATAGACGGACGGGTTCAACGTTCCACTTCTACGGCCAGGACGACTTCCAGAAGCTGAAATCGAATGAGGTCGGAAAGGTTATTGCTGTTTGGTATGAGGAGGCAGCAGAGTTTGCTGATTCAGAAGAGTTCGACCAGTCAAACAGTACCTTTATGCGTCAGAAGCACCCGGACTATCCGTTTGTACAGTTCTTCTGGTCGTATAACCCACCGCGCAACCCTTACAACTGGATTAATGAGTGGGTCGATTCGTTAAGGACAGCGGACAAGTATTTAATACATGAGTCCAGCTATCTTGATGATGAGCTGGGATTTGTGACTGAGCAAATGCTGGACGAGATAGAACGTATCAAGACCAACGACTACGACTACTACAGGTATTTGTATCTGGGAGAACCCGTGGGCCTTGGTACAAACGTGTATAACATGGATCTGTTTAAACGCGTAGACAGAATACCAGACGGTGAACGCGTTATCGGTCAGTTGTTTGCAGCAGATACGGGACACCAACAATCAGCCACTACCTGTTTGCACGCAGTCGTGACTAATAGGTCCAATCTTTATCTTGTGGACAACTACTACTACAGCCCGGCTGGTAAAGTCAAAAAGAAAGCTCCGAGCGTTTTGTCTAAAGAGCTACATGACTTTGTTATCAAGCAGACGCAGAAATATCCGAATGTACCAGTCATTGAAATGACGATAGATAGCGCGGAGGGAGCTTTGAGAAATCAGTATTTAGAAGACTTTGGCATTCGCTGGCACCCGGTAGCGAAGAAGAAAAAAATAATAATGACAGAATACGTCCAATCGCTTCTTGCGAATGGTCGTTTTTATTATTTCCCAACGGAAAACAACCTCAAGTATTTTATTGAGGAACACAAACGATATCAATGGGACGAGAAGACGGTCAAGGACGACGACCCGAAAGTCATTAAAGAGGACGATCACACTTGCGACGCGTTTCAGTACATGGTCGTTGACAATGCACAACTACTACGATTAAAAGCCTAGAGAAAGGTTTGAAATGAGTATCTTACAATCAATAAGAAATATTTTTAAGAGGGGTAAATATGTAATGACAAGCCAATCACTAGGCAACATAACAGAGCATCCTAAAATCGCAATTAACATTGACGAATACAACCGTATTCAGAAGAACTTGAAATATTACCAGAGTAAGTGGGACCCTATTCGGTATCGCAACTCTAATCGAGTTGATAAGCAACGGGCCAGAAATCACTTGCCTATTGCCCGTACAGCTTGTAAGAAGATTGCCAGCCTGGTATTCAATGAGCAGGCAGAGATAAGTGTTGCGAATAGAGTTACAAACGAGTTCATTCAAACTGTTTTACTAAATGACCGGTTTAATAAGAACTTTGAGCGATACCTTGAGAGTTGTTTGGCCTTGGGTGGTCTTGCTATGCGTCCATACGTTGACGATGATAAGATCAAGATTTCATTCGTTCAAGCCCCTGTATTTTATCCATTGCAATCTAACACGCAGGACGTATCTTCTGCAGCGATTATCAATAAGAGCCAAAAGACAATAGGCAAGGAAACGATTTACTATACTCTAATCGAGTTGCATGAGTGGACCAAGGATAAGAAATACACAATCACTAACGAGCTGTACCGTTCTAACGAAAAGGAGCGCGTTGGTGACCGTGTACCGTTATCTGAGATCTATGAGGACTTGGAGGAAGAAGTAACACTTGACGGGCTTACACGGCCGTTATTTACTTACCTAAAACCCCCTGGTATGAATAACAAGGATATCAACAGCCCGCTGGGTCTGTCTATCT